TCAAATTCTACTGAGTATATTGCGAAATGAGTCTTCGTTTATTTCTATATGCTTCATGAGCTCTTTTAACGTAAGCCCATAGGTATTTGGGTGGTATCCATCTGTTAAAACATGTACCGCAACGTCCTTGTTGAACTGGTTAGATTCATTAAGCTGAGATTCCAAGATCTTTTTACCAATATTTCCGCTACTTATCACAACTATGTCGTAGATAGCTTCTTTGGATACGGTAAATCTATGTTTTTCCTTAGTGTGGCCATCAGTTAGACTACACTCCTTCCCTCTCACCTTTTTGAGTAGTTCCTGATCTTTTCTACACAAATCAACTAACCCATATCTCTTGTAGCCAAGGTCCATCTTCAAATCTAAAAAAGCGGTAATTGTACTTCCTCGTACGATAACGACGTCAGGAATAAAGATTTTTACCACATCAGGCACATGTATTGGTTGATCTACATAAATAGCACCAATAGTTTTATCGTTTTTCAGTAGAAAACTAGCCAGCAGGTCTTCAGATACTGAAGAAATTGAAATTGACCTACCTCTGTGTATTTTCTTATCCGGGTATTGTGCCACCCTAGCCTTGTGGTAGTTTTCGATTATTTCATTAACGAATTTTTCAGGTTTCATTACCCTTAGTGTACTACACTTTCTCATCTGTTATTCTAGCGCGTGATACAATTAGAATAGCTAATAAAAGAGTGCCTGTTGAGCACCAGTTAGCACTGAAGAATTAATACATTCGTCAGTGTCCTGGTGTTTTTTAATGCCTGGACTTATATCAACTAAATAAGTGAGGGTAAATATGGATAATCTACAAATCCAGAATATTAACATTAATAAATTAAAAGCTAGTGAATACAATCCTAGAAAATGGGATGACAATGCAATAGAAAAACTAACGGAAAGCATTAAGAGGTTTGGGCTAGTCGATCCAATCCTGGTCAATAGTGCAACTAAGCGAAAAAATATAGTCATTGGAGGACATTTTAGATTAAAAGTTGCTAAAGATCTCGGATTCAAGCAAGTGCCGGTGGTTTATTTGAACATTCCAGAAGAAACAAAAGAACGAGAACTTAACTTACGGCTAAACCACAACTTAGGCGATTGGGATTATGAGCTACTAACGGAATTTGACCAGACCCTACTAGAAGATGTGGGGTTCTCGAGCGAAGAGCTAGATGACATTTTTGATCAAGATATAGACTTACCAGAAGTATTCGATCTTCAAAAAGAGCTTGATAAGTTGGACATAAAAAAGATCAACGTACAAAAAGGAGATATCTATCGGGTTGGTGATTCAAAGGTAATGTGCGGAGATAGTACGGTTAGCGCTGATGTAATGAGAATAATGAATGGCGAACAAGCAGAAATGTGTCTGACTGACCCACCCTACATACTGGATTACTTACACGCAAAAAGACAGGGCAAACCGACTGAAGGTTTTGGTGCCAAGAAGAACCGGCGATATTTAGAAACCGATGCTCTACCTAATGATTTCACTGAGCTATGGATGGCTAATATCGCAAAAGTAGCAAAGCAAGACTTTAGTATTATTTGCTACGAAAACTGGAAGAACCTTAGAACAATTTGGGCCGAGATGGAAAAGTACTGGAAAGTTAAAAATATGATTGTTTGGCACTTGCCTAATCGCCATCAAGGCTTCGCAGCCAAGTACAAGTTCTTTAGTAAGCACGATATCGCTATGGTTGGTGGCTCCGGTACAGTTGAATACAATCACTCAACAGAGACCGAGGGCTTACAAGAGGAGTATGAGACAGCATTGTATGCAATATCGGGTAAGCCACAATGGGAAGGATATGAGGGTGGTAGAGCCATCCAGCCAACCGACTTCATAGACTTTAATGCTAGTGACGAGATGCATTCGGGGCAAGGTGTTATTTTCGGCACTAAACCTATTCAAATACTAATCCCCTACCTAAAAGTGCTAACCAAAAGAAATGACTTGGTAATAGAACCATTTGGAGGCTCTGGTTCAACGTTGATTGCCGCAACAAAGCTCAAGCGCCGCTGTTATTTGATTGAGAAGTCCCCGACATATACCGAGGTGATTTTAAAACGGTGGGAAAACCTAACTGGCGAAAAGAGAATGATAATCGATGGCCCGAAATACCAAAAAAGACAAAGCTAAGCTAATTGAACTGCTGCAAGCAAACCCATTTGTTGGGTCTGCTTGCAAAAAGGTTGGAATAAGCAGAGCTACATATTACCGTTGGCTCCAAGATGATGTGTTTTTCAAAAAAGCCACTAATGATGCTCTAGATGTTAGTAGGTCTAGCATTAACGACCTGGCAGAATCAAAGCTAGTGCAAAACATCGAGAACAACAACCTTAGCTCGATAATATTTTGGCTAAAACATAACAGTGCCATATACAAAGATCCACCGAGATTAAAGTTTGATATTCAGAATCCGTCAGAAAGAGAAATGACGGATCTAATTATTAAGTACTTTAATTACAAGAACGGCGTAGATGGTATAAATCAAAATAGAGGTTAGGGCGATGATTCAATTCGCTGTATTTCCTCTTCAGAAAGACCGTATATTTCGTAAATTTTTTCATCAATTCTATTCAATAATTTTTCGGTGTTTTCGAGATTAGAATCGAGCAATTGATCAACGATACTTATTATATCCGTTTGGTCGGATTTATGTTTAATAGGTAATTTGTGCAATTCATAGCCAGAGACCGTAGGAAGTGGGAATTTTTTATGATACCAATAGTTTGCAAGCTTAGAGTTAATAATAGCTAATAAAAACTTAAGTGAATATTTAGAGTCTAGGATTGGCTGGACACTAACTAGGCTTGTGTCCAGGGAATATATTTGTTTGTCGTCGTATGCAGCAACTAATCCTTTGCTAATTCTTTGAAGTACGATTTTCTCAAAAACTTCGAACAACTCTTTACTGTGCGGTAAGCTACCGGCCTTCTCTCGCATAAGATCGGGTCGATACCAAATATATTCACCAGCCCAATCATAATGGTATGGGGTAATGTTTCTGCCACGAATAACTTTTCTATATTCTTGATTTAATTGTTTTTTACTTATAAAACGACTATCGTCACTTGTTTTTATACCCCTAGTAAATTTGCAAATAGCACCGAGTTGAATACTGTTTGCTTCGATTTTTTTGAATAGTGATTTATCCTGGGACGATGAATATGTATCTAACGACAATTCGGGATCTTCAAAGACTTCGCTAGAATTAATAGTATTGATCCTCTTGAAATTAGTATCATAAACTGAGATCTCGTAATCTTTTAGTCGACTGTTCCTGAGCATAATTACAAGTGGCTTTACTGTAGCCTCAAATGCACCGTATTCAAGATTAGTAACGGACAAAAGATGAAACTGCTTAAAAATATAATCCCGTAATCTTGAAAAGCTTGTAGTTGCTTTCCACGTATGAGGCACAATGTATGTAAGAACTGCTCCATCTGACAAAAGACTGCTACCCTTTACAATAAAATAAGCGTATAGATCAACCTTATTTTTCGTGATTGGATAAAGCTTTTTGTATTTTTCCCTATCGTCTTTATTAAGGTTTGCGATATTTATATATGGCGGATTAGCTATGACAATGTCAAATCCTTCGTTTATCCCAAACATCCATTCAGGGTCAAACCAATCTGTTTTACTATGGCTAAATGGCTTCCATGTGGACAGCTTTTGAGTAAGGTTAGAGAATCCAGCGCTATGACTTGCTATCATATCTTGAAGCATTTGATTTTGTCTTTCACTAAACTGAAGTTTTAAACTGTCTCTTTCATGATTATGGCTACTGAAGTATTCATTTCTCAGCCGCCGCAGTTCATCTATACCCGACGTATCCTCAAAAAGCCCAGTTTGAATATCTATATGTTCTTCGTCTTCAAGGCCTATCAAGCTATTTGAAGTAACAAACTTGAAGTCTAAGTTTGGTAGAGGTTCTACACCTCGATTATCATCTTTGTCATTAACAGACTGGTCAACAATTAATGTCAAAAAGCATCGTAAACGAGAAATCTCAGTTGCTATAGGCTGTATATCAACACCATAGATGCTTTCACGAATAACACCAAGTTTTCTTAGGTAATTAAAATTATTATTCTTGTATTCACGCTCGAGGTGATGACGTAGTTCTGGGCTTGCACCATGGAGTTGTTTCTCTATCCATTTCTTGGAATCAGGATCAACTTGTTGCAAAACAAAGACAATTTTTTGCAGTATCCCTATCGGAAATGCCCCCGAGCCACAAGCTGGATCGAGAATCTTAACTTCACCCAATGCATCTGTTATTAATTGTTTTTCGTTATCACTTAGAGAGTGTTGTTTATCATCCGAAAGATCGTAGCTGATTACAGCAGTTATTTTATTTTCACTGATATTAGTTTTATTTTTTAGGTATTGTTTCAAACTTTCATCTACCATATACTCAACGATTTCTCGGGGAGTATAGAAACTACCCGTCATCTTGCGAACAGTTTCACCAGTCTCCGGGTTAATTCTTGCTAGCAAGTTTTCAAAAATACGTCCCAACATTTCTGGGTCTATAGATAGCTCTACATCGTAAGCTGTATTCTCATCAACAGTAAAGTTGTAAAGTTCAAGTAATTCGAAAAAAGCACGTAGCCATTTATCCGGAATATTAACGAGGCCTGGCACAGATAATTGCAGAGTTTTATCAAATTTGTAGTGGTCATCAAGATCAGGGCTAAATAACCCACCGTTGAGGTATGGAATCGATGCGTATAACCCCTCTCTAAACTTCTCGCTACGGGAATTTCTATGTTTGTTCAATACTTCAAAGAATAAAGGAGCAAGCACATTATGATAATAATTATCCTCATTTGATGCGTCACCGGAGAGTATTCTTTTAGGTATAAGCGGCGTGCCTTTATCGCTCTTTTTTTCGCGCAAGAACCAACAGAATATTATTCTACCAATAAGTCTTACCGCGAATTGATGACTGACCTCTCCATGTCCTGGATACTTCAAGGAGCCTGCTATTTTATCGGTGCCAACTAGCTCATCATAGAGCTTGGCAATTTCTTTGTAGAAATCATTATTAACGACCTCAACTGCAAACCTAGACTGCAAATCTTTAAAATCCTTTACGGCACCTTTTGCCTCCAAATATTTATGAGGTGTGACAGTTTTTGCGTCTTCACCCAAAAGATATGAGTAACGTCGAGGATTAGACATCTTTGATGTAACTTTGCCTTTACTATCAAGCTCAAAGTTACTGGTAAGCAAAGAGAGTCGCCATTTATTTGATTCTTTAGAATAAAAAACAATCAATGCATTCCGAGTAGCGGTATCTCTGAGTATTCGAAAGGCATCCATTGTAATGGCGACCCGCTTACCGTGATCGGATTCATCACATGTGGCTTCAAAAACACTTATTCCAAGATCAGTTGATTCACCAAGTTTTTGCACTTCTTTTAATAATGATTTTTCGTTAGTACGTACTGGACGCTTATCATTTGAAAAATCTGATAAAAAATCTTTGCTTACAAAATTTAGAAAATCTTCCCTATTATATGGTTTTTGTAAAAAACTCATTACCTGAGATCCTCTGTGAACATTATTGTTTCACTAAGGTTCTCTCCACGTTCAGCACGCTGCTTAATTACTCCTATATAGTGGAGTGAGAATTTCTCTTTTAAGCCTTCTACCACACGCTTAAGTTCCTCTTCGCTTCCGCCGTCTTCGAACTTAATTTGTGCTATATATTTCATTTCACCATCACTTAGATCGTCATACGAACGGATAGTATTCGCAAGATCTATTAAATAGTCTTTTTGAGAAGGATATTTTTCTTGTAGAAATTCTAGTATCTTTAGTGAATCAGCTCTTGCCCCGTCAATCCTTGGCTGAGGATAAGGTGCAGTTAACTTATCACGAAGAACCGCAAAGCGATTGTCGAGCTTATCATCACCTTTTTCTGATTTTTCACCGGGATCAGCTACAAAGTAAGCGAGTACTATATCCGCAGGCGTAATTTGAGCATCTTCATGATCTTTGGCGAGAGCAAACATTGAGCCGCTTCCTTTTTTGGCAAATGAAATCGCTATTTTTTCTGCTTGGTTCTTGCGAATAACTCGTGTTCTCTCTGGAATATTCAGAATTTCTTCTAATAGCTTTGTGTCATGCTTGATAGCGTTATAACGGTTACGATGTTCGACGTCCCAAGATTTTTGATTGTTAACCTCATCGGCTTTTTTGAATTCTCGTTGCCACATGCTCTTAATATCTTCATCGGGAGTTAGAGTTCGAGTGTCGCTCCCCACGATATTACTTATTAGTAGCATTTTAAGTGTTGATATTTCTTTGGTACCAGTAATAGCTTCGCCCACAGCTGTTGGGAAGCAGTTGTATATATAAATCTCTTCAAATACTTTTTTATTAATACGGTTTATACGTCCTACTCTTTGAATGACTCGAGTTGGGTTATATGGAATGTCGTAATTAATTACTACACCGGCACGGTGAAGATTAAACCCTTCACTTAATGCGTCGGTAGCAATAATTATGTCGTAGTCGTTTTTGTATTTTTTTGAATCAGGGCCGTAACTGGCATCAAAGTTTGCACTAACCACCCTCTTTTCTTCAGCACTGCTGCTTCCGGTATAAAGCATAATTCGCTTGTGGCCACGCTCTGTTAATGTGTCGTATACATATCTTGCAGTATCGGCATAGGATGAAAAAATTACGATCTTTCTTTTCGGCTCCTCATGAACTAGCCTACTAATAGTCGAGTCAATTTCATCAAGTTTGGAATCTATATCAATACTATCAGCACCAAACCAAGCCTCCTCGATTTCTTTTAGAATTTTTAGATCTGCTTTTACGTCATTGATGAAAGATGGCTTGATATATTCTGAGTCTACATACACTCCCTTTTTCTTGAACTGATCGATTCTTTTTTCAAAACCTACATCTAGATTTGCTAATACTGAATCTATGTCGTCATTTTCATCGAACTCAATATCTTCTGGGCTTGGTAGGCTGCCTTTCTTTAGGATAGGTACTTTGCCATGCTCTTCCCACCAAGCTAATATTGCTTCATTGGATTTAATAATATTTCTAAGAGTAGTACTGAACGCGAACTTAGAGCTTTCAAATCTTGTGACAAGCAATCTACGCATAAACTGAGCAAGGTTTGTTTGGGCAGTCTTAAGGTCACTATCATCGAATAATAAACTATATTTCTCTTTGAACTTATCGGCGTCTTTCAGATAGGTCATTGGCTTGTATCTCGCACCTATGAAACCATCTTCGGAATTTTCTCCTAGGATTTTTTGAAGCGTTTCGAGATAAAGAGGAGCTAATTTACCTAGATCATAAGAAACAAGCTCTGGGCCAACAACTGTTGCAAAATCTATTCCCTGTCGCTTTAAATCATCTGCATACTCTTTGGTGTCCCGTAAATCTACGCGTGAACGGCGTATAACAACCGGTTCAATTAAACGACGGATCTCGTTACTAATTTTCATAGCGAGTTCATTTACTTTTTCTTCATCAGCTTTTGATTTTCGGAGTTTCTTTAATTTGGTAAATTCGCTGATCAGATCCCGGAATCTAATACTCAGATTATCTACTGAATGGATCGTGGAACGACTTGGGGTCTGGAATAGTTTGATTAAGGCAAAAACGTCCCCCGGCGCATTGTTAAATGGGGTTGCGGTTAAAAGAATGACTTTGTTGTCTACATGTGAACGAGTAAGTTGGTGGAGCCACTGGTAATCAAATGTTCTTTCGTTTCTATACCTATGGGCTTCATCAACAATAAACAATATCGGGGTTTTTGACTGAGAGTATTCTTCATACAAACTTTCGATTTTGCCGGAGCTCTCCACAAGAGCGCCACGAAGACCAAATTCTTGAACGTAATCTTTCCATTGTGGCACCAAATGTGGCGGAGCAATAATTATCGTGTGATGCATGTCTAAGTTGTGAGCTATCGCAGAGGCAATAATACTTTTACCAAGACCTACAACGTCGGCAATGATCACACCGTCATTCTTCTTTACACAGTCAATCCCGTCCCGTATGGCATCTATTTGATACTTCAAGTTTGAAAATTGCCCGCTGGTAATATCATGAGGGGCTTTTAAGCCTTTGTCTGATGCTTTACCGAAAAGTTCATGCAGGATTCGCAGGTAAATCTTATATGGGTCTGGTGTTGCGTGTATCCATATTTTTCGCTCTACTTCATTAATGAATTCATCGTTACTTTCTTTCGTCTGTAGGTCGATTGCCTCAGACGATTTCCAAAGTTCATCAAAATGTTGCTGAAAATCATCAAAGTCGGAGTTATCCCGGAAAGACTTGTCAAGTTCTCCCTGCCCTTCGAGCCCTTGATAGGTGAAGTTGCTGGAGCCCATAAATACTACACCCTTAGCATCGCCACCTTGTGAAAATTCTGGTTTATTCTTAAGTATGTAGGTTTTTGCATGGTTCTTAATATTTGTTAGTTTTATTTCCAGTGTCCCATCGCGAAGTTTTTTCTCGAATAGTTCGTATGATTTTTGATCAGAAGTTTGATCATATAGTGAAGATTTATTGAATAAACCTACAAAACTATCTACGTATTCCTGTTTTCTCTCGGTTCTTCCACTTAATGGTGTTCTGCGGACATAAGCTGCTAGATCTATGGCCGGGTCTTGTTGTTGAGCGGCAAGCAGTTGATCTATTGCAGACGCTTCTATTGACGTGCCAACTAGGATTCTAATTTTTTTGTCTTTGAGTTTATCGGCAATTAATGAAAACCCTGAAAAGTAAAAGAATCCTGTTAAAATATCGACTTGTTCCGAAGAATCTAGCGTATTTAGAAGTGCGTCTTTTAAAGTTTTAGATTTGTTATCAATAAGATTCATATTTATACGGATTTTCCTGTCTTTACTCCCCATTTTACATCTTATACGCCCCTATTCAAAGCAAAACAATAATTCACTAGACTTTACAATCATTACTGGTACCTTGGCTATGTATGGATAATTCCGAAATCACATTAAAATACTGCCTATATGCCCGTAAATCGTCTGAAGGTGATGAGCAGCAAGCGTTATCTATCGACTCACAGCTTAGCGAAATGCGCGCACAGGCGGATAATGAGGGACTGAATGTTGTCTGTGAGCTAAAAGAGAGCCATTCAGCCAAAGATTCTGGCCAAAGACCAGTCTATAACAAACTACTCGAAGGAATAGCCAAGGATGAGTACAACGCCATACTCACCTGGGCGCCAGATCGACTAAGTAGAAACGCTGGCGACCTAGGAGCGATCGTAGACCTAATGGATCAGGGCAAGTTACTACATATACGCACCTACTCCCAGATGTTCTCTAACAATCCTAATGAGAAGTTTCTGTTAATGATTCTCTGCTCGCAAGCAAAACTCGAGAATGATAATAAAAGTATCAATGTAAAACGTGGGATACGTACCAAATGCGATATGGGATGGCGCCCTGGCGTTGCGCCCCTTGGCTATATTAACCGAGCATTTGGCGGGATCAAGGATATAATCCCTGATCCTGAGCGTGGAGAGATAATTGCTGAAGTATTCAGAAAAGCTGGCCAAGAGAACTGGAGCGGACGAAGATTGAAAACATGGCTGGACAAACAAGACTTTACAAGTAGATCCGGTGGTAAAGTCACACTAAGCCAGGTTCTGGCACTACTAAAAAACCCATTTTATTATGGCGAGTTTCAGTATCCAGAAGGACCTGGTGCTAGGTGGTATAAAGGCGCGCATAAACCATTGATCTCTAAGGAACTATACGACCTGGTTCAAGCAACCAGAGGGGTATACAAAGGAGTTTGGGGCTCAAAGGTCTTCTCCTTCCGAGGACTACTCGCCTGCGGAAGATGCGGAGCAGATATTACAGCCCAGGAGAAAGTTAAGATTATCAAAAAGACTGGTGACTATAAGCGCTTCGTCTACTATAACTGCACCAGACGAAAAGACCCGAACTGCCCCGAGAAATACATCAACGAAGACAACCTCTGTGTACTTCTGCAAGAGTTTATTGAGCAGAACTACAAAGATATCCGAATAACCGATAAGCTTCAGGCGAAGATCGAGAAACATTACCACACAACCCAAACTTTGCTAGGGCATTACAAGATTCAGCAGAAGTTGGACGAACCACTCATAGAGTACGCTCGTTACATACTTAGTAGAGGCACAGAGAATGATAGGACGGCCTTTGCTGCAGGAATTGAGACTAAGCTACAGATTAGAGAATCTCAGCTCTTTTCTCAAAGATAATCCAAAAGTCTGAGGGTCTGCTCAGTCTTTTGTTCTAGATGATCATGATTCCCAGTGAATGCGCTGTACTTTATACCGTCTAAACCAATATGGATTTGGTAGCAAAGTAGACGCTTCTCTATATTTGGAACCTCAAGGCCAACGCTCGCATAATGATCGAGAATCACCTGTTTAATGTCGATATCTTCCCACTCTGGGAACCACGACCAGTAGTAAATAAGTAATGAGATGTCGTAGAGAAAGTCGCCATACATTGAGTTACCCCAATCAATAACTACAGAGATTTTATTATCTTCAACCAACACATTTCGGTATAAAAGGTCGTTGTGTATGAGGTGTCTTTCGTCGGGCATATCTACTGCAAGAGCTTCGAATGTTCGGCGGATTCTATCAAATGGATCCGTACCTGTTGACGAAGATTCCAATTTCTTACGCCAGCCATGCGTTCTCTCGTCTGGCTTATCATCGAATCCGCTCATGAGAAAATCTTGCCAGGTTGCGCAGTTCCCCACCCCCTTTGCCTCCCACCAGCCATAGCCCGTAGTGCCTGTTAAGTTAACTTCTCTGATTTCATCAAGAGTCTTTAAGAGACTGGGTAGTGTTTTACCCATCTGATCACCATCGATTTCATCAAGAAAAATACCATGATGCCGCTTTGATACAGCGTAATAACCCCTTAAGGCTTCTCCTATTTCAGTAACTTCTGGGACATGGAGCTTTTTTGAAGCATATTTGCTGATAGCTTGATCTTTAGCAAAGTCTTCACGATTTGCAGCAAATCTAATGACGTACTCTTCGCCCTCAAGTACATACGCATAGGCCGCCGACCAATCGCCCCCGTTTAATAGTTCGACGTGAGTAACCTTCGAGTTAAAATGGCTGCTCAAGAACTGTTTTGCCTCTTCAAGACTGACTATGTAGTGCTTCATGATTCTACGATCCTTCCATTTTTAAGTTCTAGGGTTTGATTTATTTTCAGCTGTTGCAAGAAGTATACATCGTGCGAAGCAACCAACACGGCTCCCTCGTAGTTTCGTAAAGCTTTTTCAAGCTGCTCTTTAGTGGCAATATCAAGGTGGTTTGTTGGCTCATCGAGAATAATTAGATCATGGTTGGCTAAAAGCAACTTAGCAAAGCCCAGCTTGGACTGTTGGCCACGAGATAGTTCACCTGGCATCTTCAATAGATCTTCGGCAGCGATTCCAAGACTACGAGCCTGACGGTAAATTACCTCCTGCTTTGCTTCAGTTATACTCAAATTATCCAGGGCTGAGATTTTGTAATTCAAGCCTTCTGTATCCTGAGAAAAATAGCCTACAGTAACATTATCTCCATAAGTGATCGTGCCATTACTAGGCGCAAGCTGTTTGGCGAGAATGTGCAGTAGTGTCGATTTACCCGAGCCATTTAAGCCCTTTACGTGGATATGTATGTTGCCTCTAATCTCAAAGTTTATATCTGATAAAACGACGTGCTTATCGTACGACTTCGAAACTTCCTTAACCAGCACTAATAACTTACTGGAATGAGGAGCTCCTTTTAAACTAAACTCGTAGTTCTTATCGAAATCAGGTCTTTCGATATCTTCAAGCTTGTCTAGCCTAGTCTCAAGATTTTTTGCTTTCTGACCTAGTTTTACTGAAACCCTATTTCTAAAAAAGTCCCGTTGATACTTATCGTTATCCGGTCGCTTAATGTGCTCGTGGACATGTTTAGTAGCCTCCTTCTGAGCGACCATGGCTTTCTTGAGACGCTTCTTCTCATCTTGCTGCTTCTCATATTTCTCAAGTGCTGCCTGGTACTCGATATCTTTCTGCTGTTTATAGAACTCGTAGTTACCACCGTACTGCTTTGTCACACCAGCTTTTAGCTCGATAATCTTTGTGGCAACAGTGTTGATGAATTGTCTGTCATGACTCACAAACAAAACCGCACCCTTGAAACGTTTGATGAAACTCTCGAGCCATTCTAAACCCTCTACATCCAAGTTATTTGTAGGCTCATCCAATAATAGGACTGTGGGTTCGGGGTCTTGAGCAAGAACCTGGGCAATAGCCACACGAGTTTTCTGACCACCACTAAGATTACTGAGAGGACGATCCTTAGGGACATTACCCAGATCAACCAAATTAAGGGCATAGTCAATTCGCCATGACTCAATGGATTCAAAGCTCTTTTCGATTGTTTTATTAAGATTGTCCAGCTCTTGAGGGACATAGCCAACAACATCATGGTGGATAGTTATCTGCCCATCGTCAGGAGCCACCTCACCGAGTAGTATTTTTAGTAGAGTTGTCTTGCCGACACCGTTTGCACCAATGAGGGCAATTACCTCACCTGGACCAGCCGATAAAGTAACATCCTTGAGAACAAGGTTATCTTTATATGATTTTGTAATTTTATACAGGTTTAACATAGTCTTCTCCAAACAAAAAGCCGAGCATTTAGGTGAGTAGTCACGCAAGTGCTCGGCTTTTTTACAGGAAGTTAAACTAATAGGAAAGAATCATACGAAAAAAGACGCTTGTGCGACTACTTTGCTCGTGCGATTCTTATCATCTTATTGTTTCTCCTTGATTGATTACTACACTGATATTAACATAAGTGTCATGCTGTGTCAAATATTGGTGTCTCCTGGATAGGTCACGGGAATATATCAATTTTCAGGCTGCTCAGCCCTCATAGGAAAACAGGTCAGTTTTGGAACTATTTCTTAGGTGTTAACGGCTTAAAATCAGTCATTTTCTGTGGTTCCAACATTTGTTTGTTATTTGGCAAATTGAGCGATTAGGTTCGAACTATTTAACAGATCAGGGGTGCTTTACAAAAAAAGAAAGACCTGGTCTAGGAACCAGGTCTACCTCTGTTGCAAAATTTCTGGCTCCCCATAGTGGTCACGGAACTTTTACAGGGGTAAGAGGACACAAAACGAGACAAATGAGACACGAAACGCATATATTTGAAGTGTCTCATTTTTGGTCGAATTTAGTGGGATTTTACGAACAAATCCCGCTCTTAACAGACTATATTCTTCGGATTTTGCGCCCACGACTGTCTTTGCAAACTTTTGGGATATTTTTGTCATCACCAAACTTAAAATCGTAGTTTCTAACAAACTTTGGAACCGATTCGTCATTGTCTCGCATAGGTATGAATACTCTAAGTAATGGGTTCATTTCTCCATGCAATACTGGTATGCTTGTTTGCTTAACTGTGCCACTCTTGAGTGTGATTTCGGCAGGTACGCTACCCAGCGTTAATTTATCGAAATAAACGAGTGCTGATTCACGCATATCACGGTTGTAGAATTCTTCTTTGGGTTTGGTGTCGGCTTCAGCTGGTTCTTTGGGCATTGCTTTAGGCACATAGCCTTTCTTCATACGCTGCTCGACCAGATTCTTTAAATCGTCTTCGCTTTCGTACGCTCTTAGACTTCCTGTCAAAAATCCGAGCCTGTAACTTACGCCAGCACTCATAATTCGCCAGTTAGTGTCTTCTAGAGCCTTCTCAATTGCTTTATGCAGGGTTTTCTTGCTTTGATACTCCTCGCGGTCATCCTTTGTATCTAGACAGCTAAATTCTAGTGAAACTTCACGACCAATCTGGGGATCACCAAGCTTGAAGTCGCTATAACCATCTTTTGTGAATACTGGCTCAAGTAATTCCTTGAGTTGGGCGATTTTGAGCTTCTTTACCTGCTTAATGCCATCATATACATCGACATGCTCAACTTTATCCTGTTCAGTGGCGTGTAATTTTACCATACGAACCAAGTGCTTGAGCTTTTGCTCGTATTTGAACATCATATCTTTATCGAATACGAAGCGTTTACGGTCTAATTCAAGGTATTTATCGACTGGCTCTGGCTCGCTTTTAGTATCTTTAAGATCTAGTGTGTCGGTTTTTACGTGCTTACATTTCTCGCATGTTTCAGTCCATGTAATCACATCAAACTTTTTAGTATGTTTTGAGACGGTATTGCCACCACATTTCTCACATTCATGCTTCGCACCTTCCCACTGCGTACCATCTTCCCAAAGAGCCATACGCTTATTACAGGCATTGCACTCAAACATAATGAGTATGTCATCGTCTTTGCGGTTATCTCGTCGCATATAGTCTTTACTAATGACACGCATGTCTTCGCCACAGCTCCGACAGTAGGTGCCTCCAGAAATATTTGCCGAAGCTAAGCGATCGTCTTTCTTTTTATCCTCTTCCATCCATTTGGCAATTGTAGCTTCACGATTTTCAGCTCGTTCCGCAGCTGCTGTTTCAACAAACCAAAAAAAGTACAAGCTGTACTGCAAATACCATCCCGGCAATCTTTCCGTTAGCTCTTTTTTAGGGAGCTTCTTCTCCATAATCTTGAATGTATCGTTAACTATTCGCTCGCCTGAACGGCACTTGGCAACGGTGCCGTCATCGTAGCGTTCTTCGTAATAAGTTCTGTCTTGGAGATGAGTATACACAACTATAGTTTACGCCTATGCAACATAGATGTTTAGGCTGGACTATTTAACGGTCAGCAAGCTAACGAGTGCTAAAGCGTAATTGTTGATTAAGGGATCGTGCTCATATTCTTGCTTGATAAAACTACATAATACGGGGCTTCGCTTATCCAGTTGAACGAGACTACTATCTAGCCATTTCTTCTTTTCACTTTCATCGCCACTTATGAACCCTTCTGCAAAAGGTTTTCCGCTGGTCTCTCCAGTTTTTGTGTAGTGTATTGCGAGGGCATATAAAACTGCAGTTTTTAGGATATTCCGTATGATCTTCTTCTGAGCATCAGTCGTCTTATCAAAAGCAAACCCCTCAAACATTGATGAAAACATTTCTACTGGCACCAATGCAGGTGCTGAGCTATCTCTGACGAATTTACTCATGGTTGGGTTATTTGGTAAGTTTTTGTAAAGCAATTTCAGATACTTGCTTAAATCACTCTCGCTCATAGTGGGAATTTCAACGTGCTTTGAGTAAACATCGAGAAACACTGCCGTAAATCTTGCAATGTATTTAGTGAAATCTTCATAGTACGTATCAAAGTTTGATGCAAAAAGTAAATTAATAGTGCTTCCAAAGTGGAAGTCTAATCCTACTTCAGGGAGCATGAAGTCGTCTGACTTCGATGAGCTGTTAATGATATTTGAAAGATCCGTGTAGTTTTTAATGCTCATGATTAACTATGACTTTACAGATCAAAATCGATATCGCTTTCAGGACCTTTAGATTTTATCTTTCTGTCAGTTACGATTCCGCCCAATCTTATAAATTCCGCCATAAGTTGCTCATATTTTCCTAAGGGCATAGAGTCAGGGTCTTGCTCATATTTGATGTACGTTACTCTACTAACACCAAGTAAAATTGCTACATCTTGTTGAGATAGCCTTAGACTCTCTCGTTTATCTTTCAAATTCTTGTCAAACATACTGTAATGTTATCATATTAACTATTTTTAAGTTTCTCTGTTAGGTTGGCCGTGTCATTATCTGAAACATAGGGTGCTTGTAGTCGTATAGGCTTTGGCGTATCAAGCGAGCTAAATAGCAGGTCGCCCCGACCTAGCAAATGTTCTGCACCTTCTACATCGATTAATGCTTCGCTGTCTATCTTTGATGCAGTTTTAAAGGCTATTCTAGTTACAAAGTTTGCTCTAAGAGAGCTCGGTAAAACATCTTCACTCGGCCTGCTGGTGCCAATGTATATGTGGATACCAACTGCTGCGGATTTCTGCAGAAGTTTTATAAATGATTTCTGATAATACTCACCGTCAACCATCATTAAATCAGCAACTTCATCAATAATCAGGACTATGAATGGCAGATGTTCTTTGCTAGACGCATTAAATTCGACTATGTCTTTATGGCCATTCTCTGAAAGAGTAGTAAATCGGCTTTCCATTTCACCAACTAACCAATCAATTGCATCTTTTGAATCATCAGGTGTGGTGATGACTGGTCGGAGTAAGTGAGGGAGCCCATTGTACTGTGTGAACTGAACCATCTTCGGATCGATAAGTACGAGCTTGAGATCATCTGCTGAATATCGATTTAATAGACTTAAAATAAGTGTACCTTCAGTGAAATTGGATTTGCCTGAACCAGTTTGTCCTCCTGCCATGATGTGTGGAAGTTTATGTAGATCGGCTATAACAAACTTACCTGAATCATCTTTGCCAATTGGGAACAAAAGAGATCCCTGTGCCGACTTATATTCTATTGAATCAAGGGCATCTTGCAGTGGATAGAACTTCTGTTCAACAGCACTAGATGCATTATCAAACCTATACTCTTTTAATTTGGCTAACACGTTATCAATTTCTTTGCGTAGCTCTTTTACAAATTTAGGGAAGTCATCAACAGTAATCGGTTGGTCTATTTCGGTTGTGAACTCTATCCCTGTCTCTCCAAATGTTTCTAGTTCTTCGCCATCGTCATCGTACTCAGGAACATGGCTAACGACTACTTCAAAACGACCAGGTAACTCAGAATGAAGTTCTTTCTCGAATGTTTCATCCATAGATTTCTTTGGGTCAAATCCATATTCTCTGAAACGAATAGACAGCGGTGATTTCCTGCCCAAAATACTGAACTTATGTCGCACTACAATTGCATGGCCAAACGAGTCATTTATAGTCTCGTATTCGTATCCGAGTTGATCGAAGACAGATTGAACCGATTGGATAAGCTCTTCATCAACTTCAGTACTGCTGGCAATTTGTGTAAGCTCGTGAGTATCTACATTCATCATCCAGCCGCCAGCAAGGTGCATCGTTACACCCCCACGCCCTGTGTAATAGTTTGTCCACTGCCGATCTTTTGTTTGCATAGGCATCCACATTTCGGGAGGTCTATCTGTAATTAGTCCTTGTTCAAATAGTTTTCGAAAAAGTTCTTCGTCCATACAATCTTCTTCCTTACTTAGTAATCCCTACTGATATAGGAAAACTGTTAATAAAATTTCTCAGTTGATTCGGATTCTTAGACAGATCAACCTCAATCCAGTTATCTAAAACGCCATGCTCAATTAACGACTGCTTTTCTTCAAAGAATAAGTCATCATCAAACCACAGGAATGGTTGATTGAAGTCTATGGCTCTAGTCTTAGCAAGATCCCAAGTCGTTGGCTTAATCTTTTTCATAAGCTCGATTGTCTCGTCATCAAACAAATGCCCAATATGTTGGATTGGTACGCTTGCGTCTCCTTGACAATGAGTTGTTAGCCAATAGGTTGAATCAGGAAAATTTGTCAGTACATATCTCAGAAACTCGGGAGCATAATTTGCATGATTGAGGTCATTGGCTAAAAGTACGCCATCTATATCAAGGTAGATATTCGTCATAGTTCTTGTAGCTTTCTGTAAATCTCTACCATGGCCAATGTATCTAGCTTGCAGTATTTAATCAGATCGGCAAGTATCTGGTCTTTTTGATCGGCTCGCTTGTCGTCAAGTATTGCTTCCATCCATAGCCTTTGGGCAGAGCCGCCTTCTTGTATGCCGAGTTCCTTGTAGGATAACTCAGGGCAAAGTACGGGTAGCACCTGTTTGATACTGGCACTGCCTTCAAAGCGCGGGTCATCATACCATTTCTTTTTGAACGGGATGATCAGATCAACGACACGGCCATTTAACGATTCCATTGCTTCTCTGTATTCGGGAATCATATCGCCCATCTCGCTGTTGCGACTTTTTTCGAAGTTTTCGTACCATACGAGCACTGTACCTTCAGTGCCAATATCTTTACAAAGCTGTTCTACGAGTGGACGTGATGGGTCGGTATTTTCACGGTGTAAGTATTCTTTATGCTCTACATCAGCTCCGGGTTCTCGGATTATGTGCAAGGAATACTGGAACGGTATCTGCTGGTATGGCCTATGACCATCAAAATATGGGATTAGCCCAGACATGGTTTCGTAGTCTAAGAAATATAGTGGATACTGCAATTCTGCTAAGAATTTCTTTATTTCTTCTTTGTTTATAGTCGGTTGAATGTCAGCAGGGTATTCTTTTGGTGCTTGGGGAACAATATTTGCATATATTTGTAGCCAATCGTATTTTGAACCAAGCTTGGCAAGATCTGGCGATGGGTCGGGCATTGTCTTTTGGCCTACTACGTTGAGTGCCATCGGCATATACTTAGCAGTAAGCTCGCCTTTAGCACGAACCTTGTCAGTTATATCTTCTATTTTAGTAATTTCGTCTGCTTTTATAGGACCGTTTCTGACGTATTTGTTGTTAACATGAATGACACTAATTGTGTTTACTTTGTAACCACAACCTTCTAATACTGCCGCCTGAAATGCAAGGTCAAATTCATGCTCAACCTTTGTGCTTGTACTGGCCTTGATTTCGTATAAATCTATCTGTTTGTCGCCAATAAAACTGACAATGTCACAAATACAGGTGAATTGATCCCATTCAAATCGTGGCTGGAATAGAACTCGAGAGCCGTTATCAATTGCATCTTGAGTTCTTTTGGGCATTGTCCAGTAACTTGCTTCTGAATCGTCAAAAGAAAAACCGACCGTTACACCCTCGGGGAATAATGACTCGGCGTACGGCTCAAATAGATGTCCAGCGTCAAATAAGGCTTGAGTATTATCGTCTACGGGTGGAATCTTTGAGGGGTCATTCTTTTTCACCCACAGCCACGCAGGGTGTTTTAGAAAAAGCATATAGTCTGACTTGGATAACATCATAAGATGTCCTCCCGAGTTAGGTAGGCAGTAACCGATCCTTTTTGAATTAAGAAATCTAGAATAATAAGAAATTGACTTTTGAGTGTTGCGGACGAACGAATCTTTTGGCGATTGCTTAGTGCATAACGACGCACGATATTTTCGAGATAATAGACTGTGTTGACTTCAAGATCTTCTATCAGCAGATTTGAGTTATTTTTAATAATATCGCTAATCCACGTAATACCGTCATCGATAAAATTCGATCCTATACCATCAATAAGCTTTGCAATAGCATGAAGCGTAGCTGTATGGTGGCCCATATCGCGCGATGCCTTTTCAAAGAATCTCTTCTCTCTATCTTTGAAGCAATGCCACTCTTTTGCTTCATCCTTCCAGCTATTCGCAGCAAACAGGTATGCATTTATAACCGACTTTACACCACGGCTATTTCTAGGATCTTTAGACAATTTTACTATCGCTTCATAAAAAGCCTCCCATATAGTCCAGAACTCATCGTATCGCATTAATCTATCTTGTACTGATACAAATTGCTTGAATAAATCACCCATATTACGAGCATTATCTAAATCATCAATGAATGGCTGTATGTGACTTTGAATGTCTTTAAGAGATGATGTAAGTACAAAGTTTGCATACTTATCAAAGAATCGATAGCGTATTGAAAAATCCATATCATCGTCATCATTCTTGATCTTTGTCGCAAAAATCGGAAGTACAGTGTCTAGGAATAGTTTGTGGTCAGGGCTATCAGTTCCGTATGGGATCATTTCAAATGCAACTTCTAAAATACGAATGTTGTATTTATCTATGTCTTTTATACTGCTGTACGTCAAAGTTCCATTGACTGCTTGCTCTATACTATCTTCGTATTTTTCTACCAAAACATCTGTAATCTGCTTGTTCGTGGTTGTATATATTTTCTTAGCAATGTTTTGCTTTCTTACTTCTTCGCGAGCCTCATCGTGGCGTGGTGCGAGCATGAGGTAACCAACAAACATAGAGTCCGCGAGCTTAGAATCAATCTTCCACAACCTATGGAGTATTGCAATTGCGGCATGATCATACAAGTGTTGACCTGAGCCAGTCGTAGTCAGATTAAATAATGTTAGAAACAATATCGTTTTTATGGTTGGATCATCTTCTTCATTGATACCAATTAAAAGTGGCAGAACATTAATAACTGCCTCCAAGCCATCACCGTATTGGTAGTTATAGTTTTCTTGCATTGGTAATAACGCGTATTGAAGCAATATGTCTTTGCAATATTTTTTTTGCTCGTCATCCATAGAGTCCTGATAATCTCTAATTAATGTAGCGCAGGAATAGGCTGGAGTCGACCTATCGATAAAATCGGTCACACCTTTCTTGGAGCCTTTTATGTCCTCAAATATTTCTTTAACCTCATCAACTACTGCACTTGGATTATCGTTGTATTGAGGATAGTCTTTTACTTTTTCGTCACCACGCCATTTCGCTGTTGCCCATATCATTAAGTTTGAATGCTTCATCGCATCCTGACTTTCCTTTAAGGCTGCATTGCTGAATGCCTTTAGCTTCGGATCAATTTTTGGGCTAAACCCAATCAGTGTTTGTCCATTCTTCTTTTCAGTAGTTAGTTTCATCTTTCGACTGTCCATTCGTGAAAGGTACAATCGCCAAGTCTTGTCTGAGTTGGACTCTTTAGCCTTTGGCGGTAATTGGGAGTAGTAGTTATCCCAAATTGCCCAAATGGTGTCTTGACGCCTTTTAACTTCGTCTTTGTCTATGTTGTCTACCTGAAACCATTGATAAAATAGTGCCTGATTTTCTAAACTATGAGTTCTGTGAGAATCGTCGCAAGCCTCGATCCGTTCGTTTTCATGAAACTCATTTTCGTAGTCGTTAGATGGGTAACTGTTCCTCAACATTAGTAGATCACTTTTACGTGATCGATCCTTTAGCAGCCTCCCTGTGTCGTATAGGAAAAATTCTTTTGTTTTGAATAGTATAACTGCCACATTAAATAGCTTTTCGGGATTTGCCAGCACAACGCTCGTCACGACTGCACTAATTGATGCCGATTTTGAGTTCTTGAGCAAGTATATGCACATTGCTTCTAGCTCTTCTTTCGATGCAGTTTTTGCATATTCTAATAGCCACTTTTCTAGTGCCATGTGCATCGATTCAAGAACGCCAGTTGAAACGTGCGTTCCTCTGTACATTTCCCATAATCGATTACTCATATATTGCTTGATTGGAAGCCCGTCCTGAATAAACACTTTAACTTCATGAATTTCATTTTCACTTAGTTCTGATTTTGAGTACGTAATAACTGACTTGTTTGTAAAACTCAAAATGAAGTCGATTGTTTCCTTAGGGGCAAAACGGAGCAACATATAAATTGGGGTTTGGTAAGAACTTGATGGAAAGTATTCTTGTCGATTCTCAGTAATGCCGAATGATCCTTCAACGCCAATTCTGGGAGAATAACTATCATCCTCTTCATCCATATCCTTACTCCAGAATAAATTAGCTAGTTGTAACAATTTAGTGGGTATCGCTTGAGCTACCTCAATGGCACTGTATGACGACGATAGCATCGTCTCGACAAGCTCATGATATTTGTCGCGATGGCTGGTGAGTTTGTTAGTTATAACTTCGTCAGCAATTGCAGTCAGCTCATCTTTAATTTCGGTGGCACCATTTAAGATTGTTTCAATGATGTTTTTTTCAAGATCTCTGGAGCCGTATCCAAATCCGCCATCAATAGCTATCTTTTCGTAGTAGAATAGTGCGATTTGGCTAGCATTCTTGGTAGTTGAGCCTCTCTTGTTCTTACTATTCCAATCCTTTATTAGCAGTAAAATTGAGTTCAGGTGGCTTAATCCGAGCTCTTCCTTGTGATTGTTTATATAAACTATCATTGAATTCCAGCCACTACCTTTTGGTTTTGTAAATAATGACTTAAGGGATATGGAATCGATGCCTAGCATTTTTAAGGTGTGTTCATCGACCTGTTTGCAGGCAATCCTTAATAAGAAGCTAGCTTTTACTAATAATGCTGCATCGTCATCTTGCAAGTTTGCTTCTAGTAGCTCTGAAAAACTTTCAGGACTGTCAGATAGCAGAATAGAAATAATTGCTTCATCCTGCCAATGGCTAGCTACATTATTCTTGCTTATCGTTTTACTTATTAGTGTTTTAACAGCTTGCTTATCCGAAGCCAGTTTATTTGAAAGCCATGTTCGAAATGCACGGCGAATTGGTAGGGAGTCTCCAATATCCTCATAGAAATCATCTGGCTCACTCGATTTCAGAAAAGAGGCCTCTATTAATTTCTCTAAAGCCCACTCTTCGTAAATATCATGAGCAATAAAGTAACCTAATGCACCATCATCGTAGCCAACTATTTCATCCTCTACTAGTTTTTGCAGCGCTAAAGAGTCGAGCCCATCAGATTTTATGAAAAAGCTTCCTTGATTTGCTCGTTTCTTTGCTAGATCAATAAAGCACTCTGATCTTCTAATATGCATATTGTCTTTGCGAGATGTAGTTTTGGCAATCTGCTTATCCCAAAGCACTTTTTTAAAATCTGCGAAGGTTGTATCGGCTGTGATCCCAGTATAGTTCTGTAGATATTCGTTTAAATAGAAGGGATTACATATCAAGGACTGCATACGAGAGTCTGCTGGTAAGTCAAACGAATACTTCTTCGATAGACCTTCGATTACACTTAGTTCTACATCTGAGATATCTATGGAAGAAAACGTAATACGATACAAACTAATTAACAGGTATTTTAGGTCGTCTAGATAGCTACGCCTCGTTGTAAAGATAATTTTCCATTTATTATCCAAGAGCAGTTTAACAAATTCTTGGAAAACACTAGGGTCATTTAGATCAGAAAGCTTCTCTGCAGAGTCTATGACAATACACTTATCTTCGTTATCGACATACGCGGAAATAAAATCACTAATAGTGAAATTACCGTATTGCCTCACCAGTTCGTTTACATTACTTATGTTATTAAATTCGGTAGCTTTGAATACATAAATTGGCGTTGTCGATTTCGTAAGTTCATATAAATCTTTTACGATCGCTGTTTTACCTGTGCCACCGTCACCACTTAGTATTACTGGTGTTTTATCTCCCAACTTTTTTATGAGTTCTACTGTTACTGCAGATCTATCTAGCTTTATGTCTTTCTCGCCGAATTTTATATCCGCCTGTATTAGGCCTAGAATATTATCAGAATGCTGACGAAGCTCGTTTATGAGATCGAATACACTCTTATCTAGATCAAAAAAATGCTTGGCAATTGAAGCGTTATCCTGTGTTACGAATGGTGACTCAAAGTAACTAGCAGTTCTCCATTCAATTACGACACCTTTTGATTTGGCATGGTCTTCAATATCTGTTTTGTATTGAGGGGAAGTGCCTTGACCTTGACCGAAGTCTTGATTGGTGTAGAAAATTATCTTTGTTAGATCTGCGTGATTCTTTTTTGCAGTATCAATAGAGTCTATAAAATCTTGTTTATGCTTGTTGAGCGGTGTTGTGTAGTACTTCGATTGCCAGCCAATGTATTCGTCCCCGACTTTTATCGGGTCGGTTTCTATGCCGGCATGATTTGCGTATCGCGATATCCCAAGTGGCTGTTTGAACTCCTGACAAAATAAAAGATAACAGAACCATTGGAAAGTAGACTGTTCTTTACCGTTGAATTTGGCATTAAAATTTCCCCAGTTTACTTCTTGCATGATTTTAGAGATAAGCCTCTCCAGGCTTTGTAGATCCTTGCGGATTTACAAAATCTCTAATCTCAAGCATCTTCAATATCTCCACTTTGAACAAAGCTTTCTGAGTTTTTATCGTAATGATATTCAACTACATCTCCGTTTTGGAGCATGTTTACGGCTTGCTCTATTGCAAGTAAAGGTACCGAATACCATTCACTCGGTGTGTATTCACGGCCATTTTTATCGATGATTTTTAGATCAACTTTTACGTCTGCAAAAATACGATGAATAAAGTGTTCCACTTTTTGTGGATTATAGTCTCCCGTCAAAACGTAGCTATCTACGACCTCAACGCCTGCCATCAGGTATGTTGGATCTTTTTCAGCATCCTTTATGCGCTCTGCAATAGTTGTAGTAGAAAAACCAATTTTATGAAGATCCTTTATCGAAGTAATCTTTTCATCGTTACTTTTTGATGAAAGAACATAGATATAGCCAGCAATTGAGTCAGCTTCTTCCAGCTTTATTTCGCCAGCGTACTCTTTGTCCACTACAACATACCCATCGTCATAGAGTTGGCTAGCAAGTGAGCGCAAGAACATATTGGACTCGGTGCCATTTTCAAAGATTACTCGTATGCGTTCTTTTGCTCTGCCGTGTACAATCTTTGCCTCACCTACGGCATCGATATAGCACATAAGCCCGCCGCTTACAAAATAGCGTTTAGGTTGGAGTGAAGTTACATTCGTGAATCGTACAAGTTTATTTGTGCCATCTTTGAGCTTAGACTGTTGCTCTGCAAACCCATCTTTAAAGCTAGCGAAATCGGCTGCTGGTTTGCGCTTTGCGACGTATTCGGGGCGAGCCTTCATGCTCGTATTTGGTACGTGTTTCATTTTCAAAATGTCATCACCAACACCTTCAAATAATCCAAAAGTATCTTCAGTAAATAGTTCATCAATTGATTCAGGTGCTTCAGGTATTTCAAGGAGTCCAAGACTGTCCACGGGTGTTAAAGCTTCAATTTTATCTTTATTTGCCTTAATAGAATTTAAACGTGCAGCAAGAGATGCTTCGCTAATGTCGGTTGCATTTATGTCTGGCAGACGATCATTTGCTTCAACAAAGTCAGTAATCTGCCTAAATGATGCTGTTAATCTATCGTCAGCAGTTATAGGCTTTGCTTTTTGAGGGGCAGTAAATAACCCGTCGCTATCTGACTCGAATAAATTTACTAGTTCATCAGAAAAATCCATTACTTCTGCTGCTCCTTTTCACGCAACCATGCAGCTTTTCGCGCAGTCAAATAAGCCTGTGCCTGAGCTAATAGCTTTTCGCTTTTGTCGCTTGAGTTCAATGCAGGATACTTACCATTATGAGCAACTACAAATGCTTTAATTTGAGGCACAAGAGCAAGTGCATCTTCGTCGCTCATATCAATACGGGAGCCAGCGATTGTATCCTGAATAACTCTGAATACATCTGCCCCGACTCGTTTAGATATCACTTCAAATGCATGCTGGAATGGATTAATGGAATCAATCAGATCAATGCTGAGTTCATCCAAGTTTACAAAGCTGTTAGCTAGAGTAATAAACTTTTTGTCACCATCTTCAGTTATCTTGGCTGTTTTGAATGCCAAGTTACTAGCTAGATATTGGCGTGTAACTTCGACCTCTTCCTCTGTAAGGCCTGGAAGGCGTTCACGAATAATCTTGGATTGTAAGTGCTTCATGTAGTCGCCTGTATGGCCATTAGCGGCCGCACGTTGAATCTGCGTATCTTGAAGTACTGCAGCCGTAAGGTCTTCTAGCTCAGTCGCTAAAATGTGCTTAACACGATCAGACGGTGGATTCTTCAGGCCTTTGACAAAAACTTCACCAGCTTTAGTTCTTTGATCTGGGGAAGTGCGTGGGGTAAACGTAAAGTTTGGAGCAAGTACTTGTTCCATTAGCAGTGATGCGGTGATCGCCTTTAGCATGTTATTCACTGACACCTGAATATCATCACTGGTGCCATTAGGTTGCACGATAAGATTTGTAAACTGTGCGTGGGATTTGTTATAGCTGTCACGCGTACATCGGCCAATAATCTGTACTATTTCCGTGAGACTTGCTCGGTAACCAATAGTAAGTGCTTGCTCGCAGTATGGCCAGTCAAAGCCCTCTTTAGCCATACCGAGTGCAATGATAATATCTACTCCAGCGATATCGTTCTTTGCAACTTCACTAAGATATTTGGTTATTTTTGCGCGGTGTAGTGGATCATCTTCCACTAGATTTGCTACTTTAAGTCTTCGACCATCAGAAGTCTCTATGATCTCAATGCCTGTTGTGCTGTCCTGTTCAATCCAATTACCAATGAGGTCAAATATCTGGGTAACTTCTTCGTGTTTACCAACTTGTGTAGACTCTTTTGAATTTACATTTGGGATATGAATAATTGTTTTTTTAGTAGTATCAAGCACGGCTTCCAGTGCGCCATCGTCGAGATAGCTACCAGTATAGAAGTGATAACCAATACCAAGTGTTTTGAGATAAGTATAGCCGTTAAGCTGTTCATAATAGGTATAAGTTACTTTATCGAATTCAGCTTCGTCTTCAGGCGTAAGAATGGGTATGGCATCGCCACGGAAATAAGAGCCCGTCATAGCAATAATCTGAATATTCGTGTCATTCATGACACGGTGAAGCAGTTCGCCTAAACGACTGTCTTCACTGACTGAAACATGGTGGAATTCGTCGATTGCTAAGACGGTATCGTTAAATAGTTCAGTTGGGAGATCTTCGGACTCAAATGCAAAACGAAGCGTAGCATGTGTGCAAACAAGAATTTTGTCATCTGATTTCATGAAGCTCGTAAATGACTTCACTTTTGATTTGTCGTCACCAGTGCCAAGACATAGATTGTTTCGGTCTTCAACTTCCCAGTCAGCAAAGAAACCTGCATCTGTAAGGTTAATGCTTTCAAAAGATGCACCAATAGACTTTTCAGGGACGGCAACAATTACCTTTTTCTTACCCTGATTTATAAGCTTATCGAGACCCACATACATGAGTGCACGTGATTTACCTGAGGCTGGGGGAGCCTTTATTAGCAGGTGGTTACTATTCCTCTTCTCAAATGCACGGCGTTGCATCTCGCGCATTCCCATAGCGTCAGTCTTTGTACTTTCGCCCGTTTGCTCATATGTTACATCAATAATATTCAGAGTATCTTCGTTCATTTTGTTTTCTCCTTTTCAGCTCTGGTCATTTGTTCATATAGCGAAAACAAGTCAGCGAGGCGTTCCTCGTCATTACTGTATGGTTTTGGCCGATAAAGTTTATCGACAGCTATATCTAATTCGTGGTGCGCTTGTCGTAAATCTTCTGGCATCTTACTCGGATCATACATTTCAGCGAGTGTTTTTTCGCTGTGATTTTCTCGTACTAGCAAAACGTTTCTGGCCAAATCTGATAGAATCTTCTTCTGAATTTCTGAGATGAATGGTACGGGATAATTGTTATATACGATTGCAGACGAATACCTAAAACTCGTACCTAAGTAGCCAGCTACACTTCTTACCCATGCGACATGCATCTTTGAGGTAATTAACGCAAAATCGGATAAACTAGCGTTTGGTATAGTCTGACAACTGTCGATTGCAATAGTGTCCTGTGTATAGAATGCAAACGGTATATAATCTCTATTTTCAGAAGTAGTTCTGGGTACAACTATGAATGTTCGCGGGTTATTCATGTCCCTAAATCTATAAGGTGATAGTGCTAGTTTTCGAGCACCAACATCTTTACTAGATTCTCTAAACTCTTTTACCTTTTTAACTTTTTCGGTGACTAACTCTATGTGAGATACTTTTTCGTAATCAATTTTATTTGGTAACCACAGACACCACCTATCTATGCCATGTAAAAATTCTTTGCCACCAATTACCTTTTTGATAAATGGTGTGGCTTCTGGAAATCTATTGTTTAGTTCATTTTTCTCTGATTCTGATAAGAACAAGTGTCCAGCATCCACAGGCTTATTACCGTATACCATAGGTGAAAGGTTTGATATTTGTTGCCTGCGTGAACCGATTATCACGTTATCTGATTCAATCAGATACGGGCTGATGTTAAAAACTTCCTGACGTATATTATGATCAAAGATATAGCATTTTTTCTTATGCCTGTTATTTCGAAGACAAAGTATGACACAAACTACAGCAGCTGAACCGACTGCATTGTTTGTCCATTTAAAAGGCTTGTGAACAAAGCCGATTTCATTACCATCTAATAGGTATGGCCAAATAAGTTCAACTTGCTCACCTTGACATATCGACTTAGTTGACACGAAGGCTAGCTTAGCGTTGCTATCTTTAATATAATCAGCACCTAATTTAAACCATGCTGCAATCAGGTCAAGATTTTTATAGTTTCGGAAATCTTTGAATACATGTGCCATGTCTCGTTTTTGATCTGCATCCTGCATACTGGAACCGAGGTATGGAGGGTTTCCGATTAGATATATTTCATCCCAATACTTCTGGTCCAAGTCTTCGTCGCTAATAAGGCTTTCTTGCTCATGCTCCTGTTCAAGCTCAATTAAGTATTGTTGATCTGGCTTTTGTTTATCAATCGAATGTGGGATATTCGGGCAAACGTCTTTCCAATCAATTTGCATAGAGTTACCCTCTATTATCTTTGCGTTGTCCTTGAGAGGAATTAAGATTATTTCTTTACCAAAGTGTTCTTCAAATTCTATGTTCATCTGGTGCTTGGCAAGGTAGAGGGATAGAATTGCGATCTCATGTGCAAAGTCGTCAATCTCAATACCATAAAAGTTATCAAGCTTGATTCGAGACTCTAGCCTTCCGCTAAGCATTGCTCGTTTATAATCATCACTGAACAGCCTATCGATTATCCCATGCTCTATCTTGCGGAGTTCTTTGTAGGCAATAATCAAAAAATTACCCGAGCCACAAGCGGGGTCAAATACTTTTATCTTGCTTATTCTGTCCCACAGCCTTTCAAGCTTCTTTGGGTTATCGTAGTTTGCATCAAATTCTTCACGTAGCTCGTCAATGAATAATGGTTCAATTGTGCGCATAATGTTTGGGACACTTGTATAGTGCATGCCATTGTTTGCGCGATGATCTTCATCAACAATGCTTTGGAACATCGAGCCGAAAATATCAGGATTAATTAATGCCCAATTTTGGTTACCGCAATCAAGGATTAGCTTGCGAGCCTGTGCATTAAATTTTGGAATAGCAATATTGTGTTTTTTAGTATCAAAGATTGTGCCGTTGACGTATGGGAACTTGGAGTAAGGGCTGGTAAATCCTGACTTGTCTTCTGTATCAAGTGAGTCAAATAGCGTCCTGAGAAATTCATCTAGATCGCTACCATCAGTTTGCGTGTAGTCCTTAATTGAACTAGTGAATATTGATGATTCTGTCTTACTAAAAACTTTGGTGTCTTCAGCGAAGAAACAAAATAATAGGCGCGAGAAAAACACATTTAAGTCATGGCGAAAAGTACTTTTTGGATCGGCCAACTTGTCTCTGTTTACGCGTTCAATTTCTGCATACAAGTCTTTCATCTTGTCTGCAGCACGACGATCAGCTACGGCTTCGGTTTTTTCACTCGTGACTTCATCACCCGTCCAACCATAGAAGAAATCAACATTACGATCGATATCGCGTAACTTAATATCAAGAGTAGTGTCCTTCTTGATGTCTTTGGCCACAAGCTGATCGTAATCGGTAGCGATTAAATATCTAGGGTTGTACCGAACGACTAGTGGATCTTTGTCTAAAGAATCGATAACAGATCGTAAATTGCCACTTGGAACATGCTTGAAATAGACAACGCCTCGTTGCAGGACGTCATTCTCGCTATCCTCGGCGAGGTTAAGTGCACCACTACGTAGTTTTGTAATAGCCGATGCAGAACGTCCGTAGGCAGCTAGTAGTTCAAAAATTACATCTTTGGTATAAGATTCACGATTAGCAATTTCGGCTACATTTCTCTGAGCCTCTGCAAATGTTAATCTCATTGATTTTTACTCTGTAATTTTATCGCCATATTACACAACATTATACCTTAAAAACAGATGTAATAACATCGTTGGCGGTATAATAAACATATGTCAGACAATTATTGGGAACCGCATGCAAGAATCCTTGAATCTATGCCTCGTTTTCGGGCTGCTATATCTGATGTTCGTAAGAGATTGAATATTCCCGAGACTGGAATACCTTTTGATGATAGAGCCGAATGGTATGAAAATTTATTTAGAAATGCCGATGTGGATACTGAAGGCCGTTACGGTGGCGCATATAACTATCAGATTCTTCCCCCGAATAAGGAGCTACTAGATGAACTTGATAATCTGAGGCTTGAATTTAATCTTGACCCACGCTGGCTAACCCCATTGTTTAACTACATATTCTCTGCAGAAAAATCATTAGAAGCTCCGTCTGATCAAAGTGCATGGGTGTCACCAAAAATGAACGATGTTAGACTACCTAAAGAACAGCAACGAGTCACAAGCCTAAGTATCCGAATCGAAAAAGATACGACCATTCATGATGTGAGGGCAATTTGGAGCGAAGTTCAAAAATATCAAGCGTATATGGATGCAGACATACCGTCACGACGCGACCCAATCAATAAGGAAACCGTTAAACGCTACAAAGATGTCATTGAGTTACTAGATGCTGGATCTAGCTATGGTCAAATAGCTAAAAAATACAAAAATAAGTTCAATACAGCTGAGGATGTTAGGAGTTTTAAGAATAAACAGGAAGCTCGGTTCAAGAAGCGTACCTCGTTACGTAACTTACCGAGCCTATGGTGGCATAAATAGATTGAGGTCATGATGTTTCTATAAGGAGACAATCATGACAAATAACAATTTATCCGTCACATATCAAAACGTAAAAGAACTAAACCCGGCGCCTTACAATCCGCGTAAATGGAGCGAGGATGCCATTGCTCAGCTAGCAGAAAGCATAAAAAGTTTTGGGCTAGTTGACCCAATATTGGTTAATAGTGCAGCAGAACGTAAAAATGTAGTTATAGGTGGGCACTTCAGGCTTAAGGTGGCGAAAGATCTTGGGATCAAGCAAGTCCCCGTTGTTTATGTAGACATACCCGATATAGAACGAGAAAAAGAGCTCAACATACGGCTCAATAAAAATCTCGGCGATTGGGACTATGACTTACTGGCAGAATTTGACGAGACACTACTTAGCACAATTGGCTTTGATAGCGAGGAGATTGATGCGATTTTTGATTCAGTTGTTGATGAGCCCGAAACATTTGACCTCGAAAAAGAGTTAAAGAAGCTTGATATCAGCAAAATCACCGTAGAAAAGGGTGACATATACCAGCTTGGTGAATCAAGGCTGATGTGCGGTGACTCAACCATTGAGGCTGATTTTGACAAGCTCATGAACGGCGAGCAAGCAGACATGTGTATGACTGACCCTCCCTACATATTGGATTATTTGCATGCTAAACGTGGTGGTAAACCCGTGACTGGATTTGGTGCAAAGCGGAACCGTCGATATCTTGAAACTGACGTACTACCAGATAACTTTACTGAACTATGGATGGCAAATGTCGCTAAGTATGCGAAGCCCGACTACTCAATAATCGTTTATGAGAACTGGAAGAATTTGCGTGTCATATGGGCAGAAATGGAAAAGTACTGGAAAGTAAAAAACATGATCGTCTGGCATTTGCCAAATAGACATCAGGGTTTTGCTGCTAAATATAAGTTCTTTAGCAAGCATGATATTGCAATGGTTGGTGGATCAGGTGACGTGGCATATAACCATGACGAAGAACCAGATGGCTTGCAAGAAGAATATGAAACGGCACTATACGCAATTGGCGGTAAGCCACAATGGGAGGGTTATGAGGGTGGCAAAAAATATCAACCAACTGACTTTATAAGCTACATGGCCAGCGACGAAAAGCACTCAGGTCAAGGAGTCATTTTTGGAACGAAGCCAATTGAAATCCTAGTGCCATATATCAAAGTACTGACTAGGCGTGATGACTTGGTGGTTGAGCCCTTCTGCGGCAGTGGGTCAACTTTGATAGCTAGTACCAAACTAAAACGGCGATGCTATATTATGGAGAAAAGCCCGACCTATGCCGAAGTAGCTTTGAAACGTTGGGAAAAATTGACTGGGCAGAAGCGAGTTAAGCTATGAGCCGTAATCTTGCCAGTGATAAAAGTAAGCTATTAGAAAAGCTTAGAAAGACACCAATTGTTGAGGTTGCATGCAAGCAATCAGGTGTCCCTAGAAGTACTTATTATCGCTGGCGTAAGGACGATGAAGATTTTGCAAGTGAGTGTGATGAAGCCATTGAGCATAGTGCGAGTCTCATAAATGACATGGCAGAAAGCCAACTAATATCTGCCATCAAAGACAAAAACATGTCAGCTATTTTCTTTTGGCTAAAGCACCATCATAAATCATACAAAACTCGAATTGAGGTGGATGCAAAGCTCCAAACCATACAGCAGGAATTAACACCCGAGCAAACGGAAGTAGTGTCACGTGCGCTTCAACTCGCAGGTTTAACAACAGAAGAAGAATCTGATGAAACAAGCTAGTTTACAGAAAAAGCTCTTTGCCGATCATAAAGTACGTGCTGAAGTTACAGCACAAAGCCATCAGTGGTTCTTTTCTACTTACTTTTCGAACTACCTGACGCATGCAACTGCCGATCTGCATCGGGATCTGTTTTCGATAACCGAGGATGAGACACTGCCATTGGCAGTTATCGTAGCGTTTCGAGGTTCAGCAAAGTCCACAATATTGACCATGAGTTACCCGATATGGGCAGTTGTTGGCAGACAGCAAAAGAAGTTCGTACTTATCGCCAGTCAAACACAGTACCAAGCACGAGTTCACCTAACGAACATCAAGCGCGAGCTAGAAAGCAATGAGTTACTGGCAAACGATATGGGACCGTTTATCGAGCAACGTGAAGAATGGGGGTCGACCTCCCTTTACATACCCAAGTACAACGCAAGGATTACAGCTATTAGTACCGAGCAAAGCGTACGAGGTATTCGACACGGTGCTTTTCGCCCCGACTTAATAATTGCTGATGATGTTGAAGATATGGCTTCTGTAAAAACTCGTGAGGGTCGCAATAAGACGTTTGATTGGTATACCAGCGAAATTATCCCTGCTGGCGATACATACACAAAACGTATTGCAGTCGGCAACTTACTACATGAAGACTCTCTACTCATGAGATTAAAAGAGCGCATTGAAAACAATGAAATTGACGGCATCTATCGTGAGTGGCCAATCGTTCGTTCGGGTACAAGTTTGTGGCCCGGTAAATACCCTGATAAGACTGCAATTAACACCCTAAAACGCAATGTGGGCAACAAAATTGCTTGGGAGCGTGAGTACATGCTTCGTATCATTCCTGATGAAGATCAAGTCATCGATGCTAGATGGATGCAATACTACGATGAGCTACCCGAAAAGACAGAAGCTAATGAATATATAAACTCGTTTTTGTCGGTTGACCTTGCTATATCCCAAAGCGCAACAGCTGACTACACAGCTATAGTAATTATTCATGTGTACGGCTTTAAACCCGAAAATCGTCGCTACTACATTGATAAAACATTTATTAACAAAAAGATTACTCACCTTGCTACGCTCGATACCATTACGTCTTTGTATCACGCTGTAAATTCAGATTCAAAGCAAGTACCAATAGTGTTAGTTGAGCAGGTTCAATACCAAGCTGCAGTAATTGAACAGCTTAATGACCGTGAGATTAAATCTAAAGGTATCAAGATCCATAACGATAAACGAGCAAGGCTCCAACTTGCTAGTCCATTGTTCGAACAAGGCATGGTGTATTTCCCTAAAGAACGTGCAATTGCACCAATCATTCAACAACTGGTGGGTTTTGGTGTTGAAAAGCACGACGACTTAGCCGATTCGGTTTCGATGGGACTGAACTACATACAAACCAACGTGAAGTGGGAAGTCGTTTTTGGGTTCGGCTTTTTAGGTGGCGATGATGACGAAATTCATCACTTTTACGGAATTAAATATTTAGACGAGAAAAAGAGCTAGCTTTAATAAATCTTTGCGGTACCTTTGCTTAGAAAGGAATACGATGAACGAATTAGATAAGAAACGAACTGGGGCAAGCTTTAAGGGCTACTTGTATGCGCGGTACGATCAGTTAGTACCAACGTTTGGAGAACCTAGGCGACCAGAGAACTCGGATAATAAGATTGACGTTGAATGGGTTTTAGATACACCACACGGAGTCGCTACCATATATAACTACAAAGACGGCAAGGCTTACCTTAGGGAATCAGGACTTAGTCCTGAAGAAATATATGAATGGCACGTAGGAGGCAAAAAGAGCGAAGTATACGTTTGGGTTAAAGATCGCCTACAACGGCACATTATTGCTGGCTTCTAACCTTTACGCATGACCTCGTCCATTGTTTGACCTGACTCGTCTTTCCATGTAACCCACGCATTGATATTATGCCCAGTGGCGAACCCGCCTGCATGATTCGGGCTCTTAAACGCAACGTTTTCAGTCAGCTCGACAGTATCACCATGATCACGGCCATACTTTGTAAAAATCTCTTCTCTCTCAGCAAGCGACTTCGACCATTTGGTTGCCCAGCTCGGTGAGTGAGATTTGTCAATTATTGATCCTTGAAGAATTACGAATTTGTCACCACGGAACTGTGCACGTACTTCTGTTTTCTTTGACTTGCAATACCAGACGTCCTCTTTGATGTCTGGGCTCGATAATATATCGTAGCCAAGTGAGGTAAGGATTAGTTGTGTATCATCGAGGATCTTTTGTAGTATGTGCAGCTTAAACTCATGAACATTGTTACGAATTGGAACTGTCTTATTTTCGATTGACATACTTCCCGATTGAGCACGCTCTACGGCTAGTGATTCTAAATACTTAACGTCGCTCTTCTCAAGACTATTGGTTGTAGAAACAATAGCGATTGCGACATCCCAAAACTGTTTATTTTGATCATGATTTTTTACACGATGAAAGAAGTTCTCACTTTCGCCAATGTATCCAAGAGAGTCACTGCTACTTACCAAGAAGTATATCGATGGTCGGAGTAGTTCTTCTCTCACTTTCGCGTTTTTTAACTGAAGCCGTGGAATCACAAATGCTTTTATTGAGCTGTCGCTCAGTTCGATTACACGTATTCCCTCGAGTGTGCCATCGGGTAAATATGTCTGTATTAGTCTAGGCTGGGGGTTATTCATTATCTCTATTATAGTCCTAGACTTAATCTAATAACAGCGGTACCTTGTACCTTGCAATGGATACCACTACACAACTCAAATACTGTCTTTATGCTCGGAAATCTAGTGAATCTGATGAGCGTCAAGCAATGTCTATTGACTCACAGCTTAATGAAATGAGAGCCTTAGCCGAAAATGAAGGTTTACAGATTGTCTGCGAGCTCCAAGAGAGTCATTCGGCCAAAGATTCGGGCAAACGCCCAGTTTATAACAAACTCCTTAAGGGTTTAGCAAACGAAGAATACAATGCAGTACTTACATGGGCACCAGATCGATTAAGTAGGAATGCTGGAGATCTTGGGTCGGTTGTCGACCTCATGGATCAGGGTAAACTACTGCACATCCGAACCTACTCACAGACATTCACGAATAATCCAAATGAGAAATTCTTACTTATGATTCTGTGCTCCCAAGCCAAACTTGAGAACGACAACAAGAGTATTAACGTCAAACGAGGAATCAGAAACAAATGTGAGATGGGTTGGCGACCTGGAGTTGCTCCGCTTGGTTATATGAACCGTGCTTTCGCTGGAGTAAACGATATTATTCTCGATCCAGATCGAGCAAATCTCATCACTGAAGCTTTCCAAAAGGCAGGATACGAACGCTGGAGTGGTCGAAGAATAAAAGCATGGCTTGACGAACAGGGCTTCACAAACCGTTCAGGTAAACCAATTAGCGTTAGTCAGATACTAGTTATTCTCATGACCCCGTTCTATTACGGTAAATTTCAATACCCTGAGGCACCTGATGCACCATGGTACACGGGTGCTCATAAGCCCCTCATATCCAAGGAACTATTCGACCTCGTCCAAGAAACGCGAGGAGTATATAAGGGTGTATGGGGTTCAAAGACATTCGCCTTCCGAGGACTATTGAAGTGTGGACGGTGTACTGCAGATATCACAGCACAAGACAAATTCAAGACGCTAAAAAATGGTGACGTAAAAAGATTCGTATACTACAACTGCACAAGACGTAAAGACCCAAACTGTGCCGAGAAATATGTGAATGAAGAAAGACTTTGTGAATTGATGCAGGGTTTTATTGAGAAACATCACGAGGACATAAAAATAACGGAAAAACTTAGAGCAAGGGTCGACAAACACTTCTATACAACTAAAACTATACTTACTCACTACAAAATCGATCAAAAACTAGATAATCCATTCATTGAGTATGCTCGATATGTACTTGCTGACGGCACGGATAGTGAGAGAACATTCTTAGCATCAAACATGGGTCCTATGTTGCAAATAAAGGATGGCGAACTAGAGTTCTATAGATAGACTCTTGGATTACTTCTTTTAACTATAGTTATTATTAAAACAAATGCTTCAACCTGTCTTTTATGCTGTCTTCGCTATGACCACCGCTGCATGATGCTGGGTCTTTTGTAATATTGTACTTTTCTGCAGTCGTAGCAACTGTATCAAACTGTTTACTCAACTCGTCTTTTGTCGACGAACCGTAACTTACTAACAACCTATCTTTATCTCCAATAACTTTGTTAGTTATATTGCTGACTTCTTCACCGTTTAATATATAGGTCACTTTTTTTGTGTCGTTGTTAACTAACAGTACGTCAGAAGTATCTAAATACTTGTCACTGACATTCCAATTTATGTTCTGGAAAAAATTTCCCCAAGTTACTGCGCTATCTTCCACATGAACTACATCTTTAATATTTTCATGTAAATGTACACGTTCACCTGGTTTCTCTTCAGTACTTATGCTACATTCAGAAATTTCTTCGTAAAGTAATGGGTTACTAAACTGCTCTTGCTTGCCATCAACATAGACAGCAAAGTTGGCATGATAGTGTACATCTTTTGGTGGTTCATAAGACACAAATCTTATGCCCAATATTACCAACATACCAATCAATATGCCCGTAATGCCTATTACGGCTTTATTTGGCCTTCTAAGTTCTGGGGTTTTCATATATTCTCCGAGTGTTTATTAATATTTAATATTTCTATGATATATACACTTATAGAATCTGTGTTCTAGTTTGCGTAGCCCCAGTCTGTTTGCCGTTGTTTCATCTGTGCAATTTCGCTACTCTGAGCAGCTACAATAGCTTTTGTTAATGTTTTTAC